TGAAGTTAAAGAATAAAGTTATTGGGACAATCTTTGGTGTAGTTGCATCATCATTTGTCTTTATTTCAGTACCAGTCGCAGCAAATGCTGGAGAATGTTCTGCAGCAGATCCTTGTCAGTCTTGGTCAATGCTTGATGATGCAAATAATGTTATCAATGTTATTGTATGTCAGCCATCTGTTTGTGGATCAGGAATGATCAATGGACAACGTGTAGTTTTACAATCACAGGCAAATCCACAAACCAACGATACTCAAGGAATCAAAGGCTATAGATCTATTCCAGAACAAAATATTTCTGTTACCGTTTCACAGAATGGAAACGAAAATACTCTTGTTGCAAAGCAAGACGATAAGGTTTTGGCAACAATAATTTCTGAACAGGTACAAAACGTTGAAGATTCTAGTACGGTAACTACAACAATGGCTGCTAGTTTTGACTCATATAATGATTTGCAGTCAGATGGGTCTTACTCAGAAAGAAATTCGGCAACAGTAACTGGAATTCAGGCAACAACAGTTAATGGATCAACAACAGTGATTACAGATTCTTTAGTTCTTAATGAACCAACTACAATGGCAAATATTGTAGAAATAGTAGAACGTAGAAATCAACCAATCTTTAAGTCAAGACTAATGATGCTACAGAGACTGCTTGGAACCTGGGCACTATAACGTGATATAATAGTTAGTGCACTTGCCAAATGGGGGTGCACTAACTTATTCGCTTGAAAGGGGAATAAAAAATGGTAACACAATTTGCTATGGATCTATTTAATGATCCATTTTTTATTGGATTCAACAGAGAGTTGGGTCGTTTAAATAATGCACATAAAATCAATTCACAATCATATCCTCCATATGATCTTCTTAAACTAGATGAAGATACATATCGTATTTCTATTGCAGTAGCAGGATTTGGAAAAGATGATATTGATGTTTCAGTAGATAATGGAACTCTTATCATTAAGGGTGAAATTACTGAAGTAACAGATGCTGAAATTGTTCACAAAGGAATTGCTGGTCGTAAATTTACCCGCACATTTGCTCTTGGTGAATATATGGAGGTAACTGGGGCTGAACTTAAGGATGGTATGCTACATATTAATGTAGATCGCATTGTTCCTGAAGAAAAGAAGCCTAAGTCAATTACGATTAAATAAATTTCAGGACGCTACCTGGGACAACCTGAGCAAGTTGTAAAACTGCTCATTCTTTGCTATAATAGATGTAACAAACTTTAGGAGGGTTTTATGGCAGTAAAAGGTTCAGTAGAGGCAATCATTGAGGTTGCAAAAGCAGAAGTTGGTACCATTGAAGGTCCAAAAGATAACGAAACAAAATATGGCGCATGGATGAAGGTTAACTTCCAACCATGGTGTCAGTCATTTGTTTCATGGTGTGCACACACAGCAGGGGTAGCAAAGTTCCCTAAGTCTGCATCAACAGTAGCAGCATCAGATCAGTTTAAAAAGGAAGGTCGTTGGGCAGATGCTCGCAATGATGATCCAACCCCAGGAGACTGGATTTATTTTGATTTCCCAGAAGATGGTGTAAATCGTATTTCGCATGTTGGTCTTTGCATTAAGAACAACGGAGATGGAACAATCCAAGTTATTGAAGGAAACACTTCAGGAACTGCAAAGGGAGACCAACGCAATGGCGGAATGTGTGTAGAAAAGACTCGTGGGTATGTAAAAGATAACAAGAAGAAGTTGATGAATGCAGTTGTTGGTTGGGGTCGTCCAGTCTATGCTGGTGAAGAAAACGCACCATTGCTTTCAAAGCGTGATGCAGCACCTGCTACAGCAGCAGCACCAGCAGCAAAGAAGACTACAGCATTTAAGCCATTAAAGAATGGCTCAAAAGGTTCTAATGTAAAAACTGTACAAACACTTCTTGGTATTAAGGCAGATGGTGCATTCGGCCCAAGTACTGCAAAGGCTGTTCAAGAATTTCAAAAGAAGGCTGGACTTCCAGTTACAGGTATCGTAGATCAGGCAACAATGAAGTCACTAAAGGCTAAGTAATATGGAATCTAACAAGAGAACATTGCTTAAAACATTTAGTTGGGAAACATTTCATCTAGTTGGTGTTGCTGGTGTTATCTATTTATTTACTGGTGAATGGGAGTACGCCAGTCTTGGTGCTCTTATTTATATTGGGTGGGAAGCAATTGGCTACTATCTTCACGAAAGAGTATGGGCTAGGTTTGGAAATAGGGTAAAGTAATGAGCAATGAAAATATAAAACTAATATTTCCAACAGAGGTTATTGCTGGTTGTATATCAATATATAGAAATATTTGGAAAAATCCTCAAGAAACAATCAACATGATTGAAAATTTTTCTAATGTAAATAAAGATTATGGTTTTATTCCTGCTAAGTTATTGTCTAATGAAGATGGAAAAACCAGAACAAACTACAATATGTCATTAATTCCTGCTGCAGAAGTTGATAATAATATGAATGCTATTTGTGAAGATTATTATAAATTAGTTTATGCAACTGCAATTGGATATAACAAGCATTATGACTTATATGAGCCAACATATTTTAATGAAGGATTTAATGTATTAAAATATCAAACTGGTCAAGAATATAAGGCTCATTATGATGGTGGTACTCCAACAGCAAGATCAATTTCTCCAATATTATACCTAAATGATGACTATGAAGGTGGAGAAATAGAATTTGTTAACTTTGATATAAAAATTAAACCAGAGGCAGGGATGTTAGTTATTTTTCCAGCATCTTATCCTTATGCTCATATTGCTCATCCAGTAACAAAGGGTACTAAATATGCAATCGTAACATGGTTACATGATAGACCTCTGGACGATATATCTAGACAAGCATTGAGTATGTAATGGCTTTATATGAATATGACTGTATGCCCTGTGGTGTCAGATTTGTTAAAGAAAGATCTATTAATGATTCTGACCCAGGGTACACATGTGAAACTTGCAATCATGAACTAGTTCGTGTATACTCTAATGTAGGAGCAGTTTTTAACGGGAGTGGCTTTTATAGCACAGACAATAGAAAGCGGTAGTACAATATGAGTACAATGATTGAACAAGAAGAGCAAGTATGGCTTTTAGATGCAACAGATCGTTGTGACAGATGTTCTGCACAAGCATATGTTAAGGTTATTGGAAAATCAGGAGAACTTCTTTTTTGTTCTCATCATTACAATAAAGTAGTAGACAACGCAGTTGGATATGATAAAATCATGAAGTTTATGGTTGAAATCATTGATGAACGCAAAAGATTACAATAAAAGGGTAGATATATGATTATTCAGATTATTGGGCTTCCAGGCTCAGGGAAAACAACACTTGCAAAAGCACTTAAAGAACGAATTAATGCTATTCATCTTAATGCAGACGAAGTACGTGCAGGAGTTAACTCTGATCTTGGCTTTAGTGAGTCAGATAGAATTGAGCAAGCAAGACGCATGGGAGAAATGGCAAGACTTATCTCAAAGCAAGGTGTTGCTCCAGTAATTGTGGACTTTGTTTGTCCAACAGATTTAACTCGTGCAGCATTTGGAACCCCAGATATTTTAGTGTTTATGGATACTATTTCTGAAGGTCGCTATGAAGATACTAACAAAATTTTTGATAGGCCAGAAAGTTTTGATGAAACATTTATTAATCATGCTTTGACTGCAGATCAAAAGGCTACCCACATCATTAAGAAATTTAACCTGCATGACTGGTCTGCTCCAACAACACTAATGCTAGGCAGGTATCAGCCATGGCATGAAGGTCACCACGCCCTTTACAAGGAAGCGGGGAAGAGAACAGACCAGGTACTACTTGGGGTTCGTAATACATACAATACAAGTGAAAAAGATCCACTTACCTTTGATGAGGTAAAGGGCTATATTGCTAAAGATGAATTTATGGACGAAGCAATGGTTCTTAGGTTACCTAACATTACCAACATTGTTTATGGTCGTGATGTAGGCTATAAGATTGAGCAAGTAGATTTGGGGGCAACTATTCATGCTATTAGCGCTACTGAAAAACGTAAGCAACTGGGCATATAAGGTATTCTTAGATAATAACTTTGCAGACAAAGAAGCAGAACTACATTTTGGAAGTAAAGATGACAGTAACAAAGACTAGATCATTTGCCAAGGCTTTAAGTTATCGTATATGGGGAACACTTTCTTCGTTTGTCGTTGCTTATATAATTACAAGAAGTGCTACACTATCAGGAGCAATTGCGTTCTGGGAAACTGTAGTTAAGATATTTATTTACTACGCCCATGAGCGTGGCTGGAACTATATACAATGGGGGAGAAAAAATGGGTAATAATAAACATCCTTTCAATGCTACTCAAATTAAAAACGGTAGAATTGTTAAGTTAAGAAAAGATGGTAGAATTAAGGCTGATCTTGGTCCATATTATGCTAATCACAATAAAGTAAAACCAAAGAAAGTTGGATAAAATTATGTATCAATACTATGTTCGTAAGGTAGAAAATGTTGTTGATGGCGATACCATTGATGTTCTAATTGATTTAGGGTTTGATATTTTGTTTTCATCTCGTGTTCGTCTTGCTGGTATTGATACCCCAGAGTCACGTACAAAAGATCTAAAAGAAAAAGCACTTGGTCTTGAGTCTAAAGAGTATTTAAAGAAGGCTCTAAAAGATGCTAAGTCTGTTGTAATCAAGACTGAAAAGATGGACTCATCAGAAAAATATGGTCGTATTCTTGGCTGGATATATGTTAATAATGATACCGAATCAATTAACGATAAGATGATTAATGATGGATATGCTTGGGGATATATGGGGGATACCAAGGTAAAAGATTTTGAAGCACTTAAAAAGGCTAGAGCAAAGTCTGGTAAGTAATGAAGCATATACTGTACTTTACTGCTGAATGGTGTAATCCATGTAAGCGTACAAGACCAATTGCAGAAGATCTAGATAGAGATAATGTAATTAAGTTTCAGTTTATTGATGCAGATGATAATGGAGATCTTTGTAGAAAGTTTGAAATTAAGGCTATACCAACCTTTATTTTAATTGAAGATGGCAAAGAAATTCGTCGCATGAACGGTGCTAAAACACGAGAACAAATTGAGGAGTTTATCAATGAACCCAATTGATTCAACCATTGAGGCTTTGATTATCACTGGTGCTATTGAGGTTGTAGGTATTGATCCTGAAACAGAACAACCTCTTTATAAGTTTAATCAGTCTATACAAGAAGTTATGCCTGAATTATACAAAGAGCATATAAATGAGGTTAATCGTGACATTATGAGGCTATGGGAAAAGGGATTTTTAGAGATTGACTTTATGTCTGAAGACCCTGTAGTTACTTTGACTGATAAGGCTTTTAATGATGAAGAAATTGAAAAAATATCAAGAGAACTTCAGATAAGCCTGCTTGAAATCAAGCGACTTCTTCTCAAGTAATCTGATATAATCTATATAAAGATTAGGAGTTATTATGCCATATAAGGTTGGAGCCAAAGGCTCATACGGTTGTTCTGGTTACCCTGCAGTTAAAGAAGGTGGCGAAGTAATGGGATGCCATAAGACTAGAGCAGCAGCAGCAGCACAGATTTATGCAATTAATCGCAGTGAAGGAAACATAGATAAGGCAATGCCTAATCTTAAAGAAGGCGATTTCGCCATGACAGCACATGGTGGAGATGAAGAGTTCCATGTTGGTCAAGTAGTACACGTCATGCGTGAAGGAATGCTTGGTGTTCCTGGTGGAGAGTATACACTTGAAGCAACTCCAGATAATCCTGCGGTACTAATTCAGTTATTTGAACAAGAAGAAGAAGGACTATGGGAAGCAACAAGACTTTATACAGCATGCATGATGAGTCTTTTTATTCCAATTGATCCACTACCAGTTGAGCCAGAATTAACAGTTGAGGATATTCCTAATATGAATGCACAGCCTGATTTAATGGATGCATACGATAATTCAATTGGAAAATCTAACCACAAAACAATTTGGGGTGGAACTGTTTTTGATTTAAATCAATTTGTAAAATAAAATAAGTAATGGGGGTAAATTATGAATGATTTAACTATTGATGAACTAAAACAACTTCTTGTTTTTTATAAGCAAAAGGCTTCAGATCTTGAGTATGAGATTTTAAAAGGTCAAATAATTATGAATAGGGTTGTTGCTTCACAAACTCAATCAAATACCAAAAATAAAAAGTCAGAATAAATTATATGAAGGTACAATATTTTGCTATTATTGGCTTGACATTGTGCCTTACTTCATATATAATTTATAAAGGAAGAAAGTTTAAAACTTTTAGGGGTATTGAGTACAGTCAAAGTAGCATACACTTAATGATAAAAGATTTTCTTCCAAAAACTTTATATGAAAAACCAATACAAGAATCTCAATCATTAAAACATGTTGAGAAGAATACAGTAAAAGTTATTTTTATAGAGAATAAGGCATATTGGGTTAGCAACAATATATTTTATTGTGCTGAAGCAATTGGTGGTAGTGTTGACATAGATACAACTGAACCAGTTGATACTACAAATATGTCTAAAAAAGATATTGATAAGATGTTGTTTATATTGGACAACTTAAAGAATGGGAAGAATGATGATAGTAGCAGTGCAGGGAACGAAAGACTTTAACGATTATCAGGTTTTTCTTCGTGCAATGGGTGTTGCAATGTCTGCAATGCAAGATGAAGATAAAGAACTATTAATTTATTCTGCTGGACCAGCAAAAGTAAACTCAATGGTTTCAGAGTTTTCAAACCTTACAGAACGAGGAATGAAGGCTAGAGGAAAAAAGATTAAATTTTTTAAAGTTCCTGCTTCTTATATTGAAGAAAATCTAGACTATGTAAACTATTTAGCATTTCTTAGCAAGCCAAAAGAAGCAGTTTCAAGGTTAGTAGCAGAAGCCGAACTCAAAAATATTGAGGTCGGAATTTATAGATACTGAGGTATAAAATGATTATAAATAAGTTAGAAGTAATGGAATCAATTGTAAAGAAAAATCGTAATCTTCGCTGGGATGGATGGAATGTAATTGATCTCAAGAGATCAGATATTGCTCGCACTTCTCCGCAGGGTATTAGGGTTAATGGTGAATGGTATCTGCATAAGGTTTACACTATTAACAGTAATGGCTGGGATATTCCAAATAAGTATAAGGAGTAGTCCTTGAAGCAATATTTATGGAAAGATCAGGCTAAATGTCTTGGTTTAGATACAAATTTATATTTTGATAAATATGAAGATGATATTGAATTAAGATCAAACATAGATAATTTTTGTGCTTCTTGCCCAGTTGCAAAAACATGCTTTGCCAACGGCGTATCTGGTAAAGAATGGGGTGTTTGGGGTGGTGTATACTTAGAAGGTGGAGAAATTTCACGAGAATTTAATAGGCATAAAACTAAAGAGCAATGGGGTGAAGTATGGCAATCTCTGACGACGGAAATGAATTAACATCTTTTGAAGATGCATGTTCAATTCTTGCTGAATTATGGATAAACCATAAGCATGAAAAAACATTTGAAGACTTTATATCTTATAATGATCTTGGGCTACCTCTTGCATTTTTAGTTGATTCAGAACTAGTAACTCCAACTGAAATTGCTAAAAAGTATATTGAAGAAACATGGATAATTCTCTTAAAGTCTCTTGATATCAATGAGGATATTGGGTTTACATGCCTTGAAGATCTTTTTAGTTATACCAGTGATGGAGAAGTTTAATGTATACAGAAGAGATGCGTAGGGCTGTTCATTCAATTGCTACTCCAAAGAATTTTGGTGTTAGCATAATTGATAACGATAGTTTCTTAACCATTAAACTAAATGAAAAAGATTTTATTTCAATGGTCCATGATGAAAAAATAGAAGCAGTCCAATACGTAGCAAAAGTTAAAAGTGCATTAGAGCAAAATGGGGCAATTGTTTTAGTGACTAGAGAGGCATTGAAGTGATAAAGAATATAACTAAAATTTTACTGGGAAAGATTAAATGTTACAGAAATGGGCATAATCTTGAAGATCCAGTTTCTTGTCCTTTTACTGGAAAGTCATACAGAGGATGTTCTAGATGTGGAGAGTTAATCACGCTATGAGTATATCTTTAATAATTGTATCAACATGTTTATTTTCAGTAAGTGTTGCTTATTTAACTCTTGCATATAATTTTAACAAGGTTCGTACACAATATGAAAAATTATTTGTTGATATGATGCTTCTTGAAAAATTAATCAATGAAATTGAAGAATCAAAATTAAAATCAGATGAAAGCGTACACAAAGAAAACTTTATTAAGTTTTTGTCTGATTCTCGTGATTGGGCATATCAGTACATTGAAGATGTTCAGTCTGGACTAACTCGTTTTATTAATGAAACTGCTCCAGAAATTAATTATTTTAAAGAATATGGGGATACTATGTCAATGGCTCCTAATTATTATTCTATGAAAAAAATAGCAGAAGAATATGAAAAACTAAAGACATTATTGCCAGTAGAGGAAACAAAATGAAAGAAATTATAATGTCAGTAATTACAGGTTTTGGATGTGGCGTAGTTTTCGCAGCATTCAAATTGCCAGTACCAGCACCACCAGTTTTTGCGGGAGTCGCAGGAATTATTGGTCTCTGGATTGGCTTTACAGTTATAACTAAGGTAATATCCTAGGAGGAAAAATGAACGAACAAATTAAGAAGGCTCTTGCCTCATATGGAAGATCAGTAGTTGGAGCAGCAACAGCAATGTATGCTGCTGGAATTACAGATCCAGAAACACTTGCTTACTCTCTACTTGGTGCAATTATTCCAGTAGCCCTAAGAGCAATTAATCCAAACGATCCAGCGTTTGGTCGTTTGCCAGATGTTAAGGTAGTAGATAAGGCTCTTAAGTCAGCAAAGGTAGTCAAGAAGGCACCTGCTAAGAAGGCTGTTGCTAAGAAGGCACCAGCAAAGAAGAAGTAATTCTTTGGGGAGGGATATGCTATTGTTAGTGTATCCCTCTCTTTCTTTGATATTATGAGTTACATATATACAAATCAAATTAAAGAAAAGTCTAATACGGCATTAATTATGTGCACGTATATTAGACTAACAAACATGCCTAGATTATTAAAAAAAATACAATTGCAAACTAATAAAGATTTTGATTTTTATATATCTAATAATGCAGAAAATAAAGATGCAAAGTTAATAAATTCTTTTAGAAAGTATGGCTCTGATCTTAAGGTAAATGTTTTTATTAAAAACTATAATAATATATATAAACAATTCTCAAGATTTTATATGGCAAAAGAATTAGCAGAACAAGGATATGAAAAAATAATATTTGTTGATGATGATGAAGTCTTGCCTTCTTCTTTTATTCAAGATTGTCATGATCAGTATGACCCCAAACATATAAAATCATTTTATGCACACAAGTTTGAACATGACTACTGGAAAAAAGTTAAACTTAAAGATG